TTCTACATCGATGTTGGTAATCTTCCAAAGGGTAAGGCGGAAGAATATATGCGCACCATTATGAATCAGTACCGCAATAAGCTGGTATATGATGCATCAACGGGTGAGATTCGTGACGACCGTAAGCATATGTCAATGCTCGAAGACTTCTGGCTTCCTCGCCGTGAGGGTGGCCGTGGTACCGAAATCACAACTCTTCCGGGCGGAGAGAATTTAAGCCAGATCGAGGACATTCTGTTCTTCCAAAAGAAACTCTATCGTTGCTTGAATGTTCCGATCGGTCGTATGGAGTCAGAAACTCCATTCAGCCTTGGTAGAACCACAGAGATTTCACGTGACGAAGTTAAATTTCAAAAATTCATCGATCGTCTCCGCAAGAAGTTTTCGATCATGTTCTTTGATCTACTTCAGACCCAATTGATGCTCAAGGGCATCATTACGGAAGAAGATTGGCCACAGATTCGTGAGGATATGACGATTGACTTCCGTCAGGACAATTACTTTACCGAACTTAAAGAAACTGAAGTCCTTAGCGAAAGACTTGCTCTCCTACAGACTGCCCAACCGTATATCGGAAAATACTTCTCGGATACATGGGTTCGGCGCAATATTCTACGTCAGACCGACGAGGATATTGAGATGATGGATGCTGAAATGAATAAGGATGGTTCGGCTCAGGCAGCCGAAGAACAGAGAATGGCCGAAATTGAAGCCATTGCCAACCCGCCAGTACCTATGGGTGATGTACAAACTCAGTGATCTAAAGGTTAAAACATTATAAATAGAGTTAATAACATGAATAACGATATTACAGTAATGATTAAAGCTTTGTCGAATGGCAAGGCTTCGGAGGCAAATGAAAATTTTACTCGTATCATGACGGAAAAGATCAATGCTGCTCTTGACGACCGTAAGGCGTCATTTGCTTCGGAATTGTATAATAAGAAACAAACTCCGGAAGTTAAATAATATGCAAAATTTCATCAATTCTGTTCGTTCAATCATCACAGAGGCAACAGCCGATGATTATGCGCATGATGCAACCAACATTGCAAATTCACACTCTCAGCACGCAACGTCAAAAGAATATCATAAGCAAGCTAGTAAAATGCATCAGATGGCTCATGACAGTCACGCCGAACGTGAAGCTATTAACGGTGGCAAGTATCACGGTCTTTTAATGCAGCATCATAAAAATATGATTGCATTCCACAACAGTCAATCAAAATGAACTTTTTCGAAACAGTCCGTCAATTACAAGAGGAAACACCTGGACCGACGCACTCCGCTCGGGCACATGCGCACGGTCAGCTTGCATACATGGATTCAGAAAAAGGTGATCATACTCAGGCCGCAAAGTCTCATCGCGTAGCAAGTATTATGCATGGTGTTGCGGCGAATCACCTCGGCGTAGGAGGAGATGAAGCAAAACGTAGCTATCACTTTATCCTGGCAAAGCATCACGAGGATCTGCAGAAACATCACGAAACACTTCGCACGAAATAATTTCAAATGAAACTCATCACAGAACATTTAGATAGCGAAGTCTCCTACATTACCGAAGGTACCGGTACAGAAAAGAAAACCTTTGTTGAAGGTGTCTTCATGCAAGCGGAAAAGGCAAATCGTAACGGCCGTATTTACCACTACAATATTCTTGCTCCAGCAGTTGCAAAGTATATCAAGGAGAAAGTTTCCACTGGTCGCGCCGTGGGTGAGTTGGATCACCCGGATGGGCCCATGGTCAACCTGGACAAAGTTTCGCATCGTATTACAGAACTCAAGTGGGACGGCCATAATGTAATGGGTAAGGCTCTTATTTTAAATACTCCAATGGGAGAAATCGTAAAAGGTCTCGTCGAAGGCGGAGTTCGTCTGGGTGTTTCCAGCCGTGGTATGGGTTCGCTTGAACGCTCGGGTAATGTAATGTTGGTAAAGCCCGATTTTATTCTTTCTACAATTGATATTGTCCAGGATCCTTCTGCTCCAGATGCTTTTGTAAATGGTATCATGGAAGGCGTCGAATACTTCGTGCGCGGTAATGAAATTATTGCCGAGAAGATTCAAAAAGAGATTCACCGTACACCGTCCAAGCAGCTTGTTGAGGCTCAGGTCCGTGTATTTAAAAACTTTCTAGATGCAATTGTCCTTAAATAATAATTGCTCGAGACTTTCTATTATGGGTAAAACTGAAGATGCTAATTATGGTAACGTGAATACATCTAAGGTGATTTGTGAATTAACAGAGACTGATCACAAGCTTTCAAAGTTTGGTATCCTCTCTAAACTTTAACCACTATACTATTATAGTAGGCTAAACCAAAACAAATATGTCACACACATCAAAAGGTCAGGTCGATCTCATTGAAGACATCACTGTTGAGGAACTACTTGCTGATGGACTCGTTGAAGACGTTGAAGTTTCTAGCGAAGAACCATCCAAGAAGAAGCTTGATGATAAAGAAGATGAAGCCGCACCAGCAGCCGATAAACCGGTTGCGAATGCAGTTCCATCAGGCGCTCCTGAAGCGGATGCTGTAAAACCAGCAGTCGATGCAGTTGCCGCCGCCGTAAGTGCTGCACCAGTGGCGATGGCGCCACATACTCAGGGAGTTCCTGAGGCTCCAGCACTTTCACCAGAGGTTCAGAAGGCAGCTGATTCGGTAAATGCAGCAATTGCTGCGGCTCCCGAAGCAGAAGTGCCCCAAACCAAAGCTGGACTCATCAATGCGATGTACCAACATCTGTCCACAATGAAGACCGAGGATCTCGCAAATGTTTACAGCACGTTGACGACTCCACAAGAGACGCCAAAAGCTGAAGAACCAGCGGCTCCAAAAGTTGATGCGGAAGCCCCAAAGGCAGCCGACGAAAAAGGTGAAGATGAGAAACCAGAAGCAGAGAAATCTGCTGCTGATAAGGCCGAAGATGACAAGGAAGAAGAAGATAAGAAAGAGGATGATGACGTCAAGGAAAACCTTGAAGTTCTCATGCAGGCAGAGACCTCTCTTTCCGAATCATTCCGCTCCAAGGCATCCCAGCTATTCGAATCTGCAGTCAAGACAAAGCTTGCGGAAGAAGTCTCCCGCATCGAGGAAAATTACCGCACCCAACTGGACGAAGAAACAACTAAAATTGCTTCTTCACTTTCAGAGAAGGTCGACAGCTATCTTAGCTATGTCGTAGGTACCTGGATGGAAGAGAATAAAGTCGCAATCGAATCTGGTCTGCGTACCGAGATCGCCGAGAATTTCATTAACGCATTGAAAAATGTGTTTACTGAAAGCTATATCGAAGTTCCACAAGGAAAGGAAAATCTTGTTGATACACTCAATAAGAACGTTGCTTCCCTTGAAGAACAGCTGATGAAGGCAACCGAATCAAACATGAAACTCAATGAGTCTGTTAACGCCCTAAAGCGTGATCAGATCCTTGCTGAGGCTTCAGTAGGTCTTGCTTCCACGGAAGCAGTCAAGCTCAATAGTCTTACAGAGGCCATTGGTTTCGAAGACGCCGAGACTTTCTCAAAGAAAGTTAAGTCCGTCAAGGAATCATACTTCCGTAAGAATGTTAAGATGTCAAAAGAAAATGAAGTAGAAACTGTTCTTAATGAGTCGGGTCAAGAAGTTGATCTGAACCCACGAATGGCAGCGTATTCTTCAGCAATTACCCGCACACTCAAGTCGTAAATAATAACAATTTAACTCCTAATAAGGAATTAACTAATATGTTCAACTCAGAAAAACTCCAAGAAAAATGGAATCCTATTATCAATCATAAGGATCTTCCAGCAATCAAAGATAACTATCGTCGTGCTGTCACAGCATGCATTCTCGAAAATCAAGAGAAGGCACTCCGTGAAGAACGCGCACAGTCTTCTTTCCAAGGTCTCACAGAGACTGCAGCTAATGCTACCACCGGTGGCACAGGCAACATGGCAAATTGGGATCCAATCCTGATCAGCCTCGTTCGCCGTTCAATGCCAAACCTGATCGCCTACGATATCGCTGGCGTTCAACCAATGTCTGGCCCAACTGGCTTGATCTTCGCTATGAAGAGCAAGTACTCCTCACAAGGCGGAACAGAAGCTCTCTTCAATGAAGCTGCTTCTGGTTTCTCTGGTACACGTACACAAGGCGGACGTTCTTCGTCCTTGCCAGACGTTACCGGTGGATCTGGTGCCGACTCCGACAAGGTTCAAGACTCATTCGACGTAGGTCGTGGTCTTTCAACATCAGCCGGTGAAGCTCTCGGTTCCGGTTCATCCGGCGCCGGTTCATTCGGTGAAATGGCATTCAGCATCGAGAAAGCAACAGTGACTGCAAAGACACGTGCTCTCAAAGCTGAGTACACGATGGAACTCGCTCAGGACTTGAAGGCCGTTCACGGTCTTGATGCTGAGTCAGAGCTCGCTAACATCCTGTCTGCTGAAATCCTCGCTGAAATCAATCGCGAAGTTATCCGCACGATCAACGTGAAGGCAAAGCTCGGTGCACAACAGTCAAATATGGCTGTCACCGGTACCTTTAACCTTCTCACCGACTCAGATGGTCGTTGGAACGTTGAACGCTTCAAGGGTCTTCTGATCCAGATTGAGCGCGAAGCCAATCAGATTGCGAAAGACACACGTCGTGGTAAGGGTAACTTCGTCCTCTGCTCTTCGGACGTAGCAACCGCCCTCGCTGCTGCTGGCGTACTGGACTATGCTCCAGCACTCAGCACAAACTTGGAAGTTGATGACACTGGCAACACCTTTGCAGGTGTGCTCAATGGTCGCACCAAGGTTTATATCGATCCATATGCTACCGATGACTACGTCACCGTTGGCTACCGTGGAACAAACCCATACGATGCAGGTCTTTTCTATGCTCCATATGTACCACTCACCATGGTCCGTGCGATCAATCCAGGAGACTTCCAACCACGTATCGGATTCAAGACCCGTTACGGTATGGTCGCTAACCCATTCGCTGAGGCTAACCCAGTGAACGACGTTGGTACAGATCGTAGCAACAAGTACTTCCGCATCTTCGGTGTGGCTGGTATCTTGGACAATGGCTAATCTGTAACAGATTAATTCTAAGGGCCACCTCGAAAGGGGTGGCCCTTTTTTGTTTTATAAATAAGAGTATGAATAACCTCACAGAGAATAAAAACTACCTGTCACCCACAGGATTTCGTGTAACCATTGATTCAACCCAGTTTGCCAATATCGAGTATTTCTGTACGCACGCATCGATACCAAGTGTCACTCTTGGAGAAATTTCAACACCATATAAAAGCAAACTGAGTTATACTGCCGGAGAACGCCTACAGTATGCTACGTTCGATATAAAATTCATTGTAACCGAGAACATGGAGAATTACCTTGAGTTGTACAATTGGATGAAAAACAACGCGGAAGAGAACTTATACAAAACATCGGATATTACACTGCATATCCTATCAAGCAGCAATAACCCTAATAAGAAGGTTCGGTTTTTAAATGCGTTTCCGGTGAATATGGGTTCGATTGATTTTCATACCCAGAATACAGATGTAGAATATCTTTCACTCGAGGCATCATTTAGATACACCTACTTCGAATTTGTGACCTGATATAAACAACATTGAAAGTGCGATCCTCGCGGTACTAGAAATACCCGAGGATCTGAGTATAAATAAATCTATGATTACACTTGATGATTTGATTGAAATGTGGAAGAAAGATTCTGAGATTGACGAGATGAACCTTGATGAGTCATCTCAGAAAATTGCAAAGATACATGGTAAATACCTGGAACTTATCTCGATTACAAAGCTTCAGTTAAAGAAGAAAGAGCTTGAGCAAAAGATCCTTTTAAAGGACAAATGGCTCTACTTCAATGGTAAGATGGATCAGGCAGAAATCGCAGTACGCGGTTGGCCCTATGATCCCTTTAACGGACTCAAGATTATGAAATCCGATCTTGAGTATTATTTTAATGCCGATCCCGAGCTTCAGAAATCCGAAGAAAAGATTATCTATCTTAAAACGTTGGTCGAAACACTTGAGGAGATTATGGGTACACTACGTTGGCGGCATACGCACATTAAGAATATGATTGATTGGCGGAAGTTTACATCGGGCGCATGAGCGATCTTGTTAAGATTCAAAAGAAGAACGAGGTATTTGTTCGAGTGGAATGCGATCCGTCCATTTCGAATGAACTCTCGGACTTCTTTACATTCTTTGTACCAGGATATAAGTTTATGCCTGCGTACCGCAATAAGATGTGGGATGGTAAGATTCGGTTGTACGATTCGCGGCTCAAAACAATTTACGGCGGGTTACTTCCCTACATTAAAGAGTTTGCAGAAGCCCGTAAATGCGATATAGAATGGGTAAATGATCCGTTCTACGGAATGCCTAATACGCAAGATTTAATCTCTGCGGATGAAGTGAATGATTTTGTGGCTAAGTTAAATCTTTATGCACACGGTAAATCCATCGACCCCAGAGATTATCAGATTGAGGCTGTAATACACGCTCTTACTCATTCAAGAGCATTGCTGTTGAGTCCTACTGCTTCTGGTAAATCACTCATCATTTATATTCTTATTCGTTGGTATCTTTCCAAATACAATAAGAAGGTATTGCTGATTGTTCCCACAACTTCTCTCGTTGAACAGATGTACAAAGATTTTGAAGACTATGCGACACTTGATGAATCGTGGAATGTTGCCGAGACGTGTCATAGAATCTATTCGGGTAAGGAGAAAATTAATATCTCACAACGTGTAATTATCACTACATGGCAGTCCATTTATAAGATGCAGGCAACATGGTTTGAACCTTATGGTATGGCGATTGGTGACGAGGCTCATAATTTTAAAGCTAAATCGCTTGCCTCAATAATGGAGAAATTAAGAGATGCAAAATATCGTATTGGTACTACTGGTACACTGGACGGAACTCAAACACATCGGCTGGTACTCGAAGGGTTATTCGGTCCTGTATATCAGGTCACTACCACTAAAAAACTTATCGAACAGAACGCTTTATCTAATTTCGACATATCGGTTCTTTTAATGAAGTATGATGACGCCACGTGTCAGGCAGCCAAGAAGTTTGATTATCAGGCGGAAATTGATTTTATCGTGGCTCATACTGCAAGAAATAAATTCATTCGTAACCTTGCTCTTGCACAGGAAGGTAATACTCTCATCCTCTACAATTACGTGGAAAAGCACGGAAAACCATTGTACAATCTAATCGATGATAAATTGAATAGACTACCCAGGAGAGTAAGAAAGCTATTCTTTGTTTCTGGTGGTGTGGATACCGATGAACGGGAAAGAATCCGTGAGATTACAGAAGGTGAAAAAGATGCGATCATTGTGGCGTCTTTGGGCACATTCTCCACGGGTATAAATATAAGGAACCTACACAAC